GACTCCTTCACCCTCAGCAGCTCAGCGGCCTCACGCGTGGTCAACAACCTGTCGGGCATGGCCATTATTCTTTCATCCCCAGGAGCTCCCTCAGCTCCTTACCGGTTACCTTCGCTTTGGGTGGCACGCCTGCACCGTTGAAATCAAATGCCAACTGGTTGGGACCGGCTGTGGCTTTGCCGCGGGAGACCTCCTCCCTGGGCACGTGCACCGACTCCAATTTCTCCAGCTTCGCACACACTGGCCCGATACCCGCGGCCCGGGACGCCTCGGATGTCAAAGGCCTACCGCACCTCCTGCATTGACAAGGGGCTATTTTCCGCCGGCGCCTTGCGCGGCGGGTACGAGGTAAGGAACGCGAGGATCTTGGCCAGGGCTGCTATGAGGGGGTTGGTTTTCGGTGTGCGCATGATGGGCACCTCCCATTTTTGGATTTTGTGGGGAATGCCAAACGCGGCAGACAAAATCCGACTAGGTAGGAGGCGCACACAGACACCGAAGGAAACTCAACCTGAAATGAAACCGGAAACAGCACCCAAAACGGACACGGAAACCGACCACCTTGAACCAGGCCTAAATACGTATTTCATATAGATGGGAAGATTCCACGTGTATTTTTTACCCCTTAAAGTGCTGTTTTTAGCTTTTACGCCGGTGACTTGCAGACCTTCGAGGGGTGCACGAAAAAAGCCCTCCGTTAATTAGGCGGATAATCCCCCGTGGGGATGAAGCCGGAGTGGTGCCCAATCCCTTGTATCACCTCACAACTTCGCCAGCAGCCCCTCGTCGGCGCCCCCCCTCGCGCCAGTACGTACAGGTGGGTGGGCAGCTGTAACTGAGCGGCAACGGTCCCACTCACCGTAGCGGTTCCCCCTCGGGATACGCCCGACTGCGCCCTTACATCCCTTAACAGTCGGACCCGGTGTCCCCCAGGTATCGTTTTGCGCCCGCCCCGAGTTGGCGAGCTCAGGTAGTCTTGCTGTTATGCCTCCGGGATCCGGCTGCCCCAGCAGCTGGGCCGTGGGCTGCACCAGGAAAATGACACGTAGATGAAATGGATGTACCCTTTCGGAGGCGATCAAATGTCAGGTGGGGAACAAGGGAGGGCATCAGGAGGAATTCACCCAGCGCTACCAGGCTCTGCTCAGGCACTATGCCCTGACCGGTCGTAAGACCCAGGCCGGTAGTCCCAACGAAAACGGTGACGTGGAACAGAGCAACCACCGCTTGAAGAGGGCGGTTCAGCAGGCCCTTCTTCTGCGCGGCAGCTTCGACTTCGACAGCATCGAGGAGTACCGGCTCTTTTTGCGCGACCTCTTCACCAGGCTAAACCGCGGTCGCCGCGATCGCTTCCTGGAGGAGCAACGCGTGCTTCGCAACCTGCCGGAAAGACGCCTGGAAAGCTGCACGCGGCTCGAAGTCGGCGTCGGGCGCACCAGCACCATCCGGGTCAACAACAATACCTATTCCGTGCAAAGTCGTCTGATCGGGGAGACGCTGCAGGTGCAGCTGTTCGCCGACCATCTCGATCTCTACTATGCCCAGAAGCGAGTGGACACGCTGCCCCGCCTGCGTGGCAAGAACCGGCACCTGATCAATTACCGGCACGTCATCGACCAGTTGCAGCGAAAGCCGGGAGCCTTCGAGAACTACCGGTATCGGGAGGAGATGTTCCCGGGCAGTTGCTTCCGTGTTGCCTATGATGAACTCAAGGAACGTCATACGCAGCAGGTGGCTGCCCGTGAGTACCTGAAGATACTGGCACTGGCGGCAAAGGAGAGCGAGGCTGCGGTGATGGCGGCGCTAACCGAGCTGTGCGGCCGTCCGATCACGGCGCAGGCCGTAGAGGAACTGGTGTGCACAAAGCAGCTTCCCGCACCAGTCACCGAGGTCGGCGTCACCGCGGTCGACCTTGCCAGCTACGACCGGCTCCTCAGTATGCAGGAGGTGGCCTATGCAATGTGAGAAGGAGAAAGCCGGCCGCCTGCACCGCCACCTTACCGACCTCCGCCTCCCCACCATACGGCGCTGCTATCAGGACATCGCCATCGCTGCACGGCGGGACAACTGGGAGTACGAGAGCTACCTTCTAGAACTCGCGGAACGGGAGCGCGAAGCCCGCCATAACGCACGAACGGCGCGCCTGCTCAAGGACTCGAAGCTGCCGCTGGAGAAAAACCTGAAGGCCTTCGACCGCAAACGGCTGCCGCGAAAGGTGGACACCAACCTGACTCAGCTCCTCAAGGCGAGGTTCCTGGATCACAAGGAAAACGTGCTGGCATTCGGTAATCCCGGAAGCGGCAAGACCCACCTTCTGTGCGCCATCGCGCAGGAACTGATCCATCAAGGGCGGCAGGTGCGCTTTACTCCCTGCAACCTGCTGGTCCAGGAACTCTTGGTTGCGAAGAGGGACCTGAAACTGGCGCGGGTCCTCAAGCAGTACGCGAAGTACGAGGCGCTGATCATCGACGACATCGGATACGTACAGCAAAGCCGCGAAGAGATGGAGGTTCTCTTCACCCTACTGGCAGACCGTTACGAGCGCGGCAGCGTCATGCTCACCAGCAACCTGCCCTTCTCGAAGTGGGAGCAGATATTTAAGGACCCGATGACGACGGCGGCTGCCATTGACCGGCTCGTGCATCACAGTGTGATTCTGGAGCTGAACATCCCCAGTTACCGGCTGGAGCAATCCCAAAGAGCCCTGGCTCAGGAAGAGCCGCAACAAGACCCGCAATGAAAGGAACCGCCATGGAATGCACGGTATACAACCCTCAGAAAGGCCGTCTGGAAACCATCGACGTCGAGTTCGCCGACGACAATACGACCCGCTTCTATAGCCGCCGCAGTGGCAGCGTCACTATGATCGCCGACTGGGAAGGAGGGCTGCTCATCAAGTCCGGGTACGACTACCCCGTGTACATCTACGACGTCTCGAGGGCCGACATCGGGTTCAGCCGCAACAGGGCAGAGCAACTGAAGCGGCAGTACCTTTAGACGAAAACGAGGGCGGCTGAAGGGCTGCATCGCAAGCTCGCAGCCGCCCCCGTTCCACCATCGGAGAAACGGGAATTTTAATTGTCGTTGAGCGGGAATAATAGTTGACGTTGATCACACCGCGAAGTTAAAGGCAGCGGACCCCACTCAGCTCTTTAATCGGCAGGAGGCGGCAAAATTTCTGGGGATGACGGTCGATGACTTGAGGATCATAAGGAATACCAGGAAGGGGCCGGCATTTGTACTGGTTGGCAAGACCCCTTTTTATGAGCGCGCGGCCATGGAGGAGTTCGCGGGGAGGCAGAAGAGATAAAGTGATAGGGTGAATGTGGACGAGTAAGAAGCTGCTTTGGAGAGAGCGGAATGGTGTTGGGATTGCCCCCAAGCGCCATCATGTGCCTGATGCTGGCCGGTGATGATCACCGGGAATCCCATCTTTTCCTCAACACCATACCCCTGGCGCGCTTACTCCTCCCTAAGCTGGTACTTCGGGACCACGCTGGCCTTGAAGAAGTAGAGAGGGCGGACCATACCTCTTTTGAGAGGATCAGCGATCGTGTCTGTTTCGGAACGTGGGCATGAATGGTGCCGGTGACAAGCGGCCCCCGTTCCAGGAGCTCCTTGTCGGCGACAGTGATAGCAGACGGCACCAAGATGGGCAACGCGGGGGGGCTAAGGTGGGACAAAGGTGGTGGTTGTTGTAGAGTAGAAGCTTGGTGGGAATTACAGCATCTTTGCAAGCTCTGGCGCCGCGGTGCCGAGAACAGTACCAACAATCAGCCAGATTGCTCCTATCACTGATATGTGCAGCCCACCTGTGGCGGTTTCAAGCAATTCTTTTCGGATGTCTCTTGCTTCTTCTTTTCTTGCTCGGTCCACGCCTTCGATAGTTCTATTGATCTCTCTTATTTCGCCATCCAACTCATTTTTTAAGCCGCTTATTCGTTCATGGAGGCCTTTCACGTTTTCAATGAGGGCCTCGGCGAGACTCTCAATGGTGGGATTAGAGCCAACACCACGAATCCCGTATGCGTCTAACTTGTCAGCTAAGCCTATACACGCCCCTACCCCTTCTAGCCTGGCCACTCCACGTCGTGGCAACCAAGGACATCTCTTTAACCACAGCAAAGCCTGGTGCCGCAAAGAGGGTAGCTTGAAATCATTCCGAGCCTTAGTGGCACCCCAAATCACAGTCGCTGTGCCAAAGAGCAAAAGGGTAAGGCCTGTATGGCGAATTACCACCTCGGGGGACCCTGGGGATATACATTTCGCCAGGACCGATGTAGCCATGGCAATGATAATGACTGTAGCGGCTACCAGGGGGTACTTTGCTTCCCCTACCCAGCGTAGAAAAGCCCTGATCGAACTATAGCGGTCTCTGATGAACAAGAGGGCTGCGACCGCGATAATCTCCAGCGGGCCAAAGCCGTACTCCTTCAAAAAGCTAACTACGTCCTGGATAGTAATCATAATTTCTCCGTTTATCGATCGCAGGGTTCTGCGTCCCATTGTTCATGGTGGTAGATGCCAAGCGCGTTTGTTCTCCCGGTGGACTGGCGCAGGATACCTATTTCTGCTGTGGCCATCAAGCAATCGTTTCCCTCATCAGCGAACGGAATGAATGGGTTGAAGGACTAAAAGGAGTTCACGAACAAGGCTGTTCTTTGATTAACAGAGCGGACGTGCGGAAGGAGGTACGACATTTGCCTAGACGATACGCCTGTGCAACTATGGCGAGCTCATCTATCATAGGAGGGAGTCTTTCATTGGGACAAAAGGGAAGGTATGGCACTCGGTCCAGAGGATATCGAGAAGATCCGCCAGATAATCCGCGAGGAGGTGAGATCAGCCTTCGGTCCTTCGATCGTGTCCACTCCCAGTTGGGCCGATAAGGTCCACGAGGTGCAGTTGCATCTGGAACAACTGAGGCAAAGGAGCAGGGAGTAGATAGCGGACAAAGAGAGATTGGACAAAGAGATCCGGGATAAAAGCAAGGCGTTGTCGCCAAACCTTCGTCCCCGACCTGAACAGTACAAATCCGTGCAAGGGAAAAAACATGTGATTGCTCTGTTGGATGATCCTTCGCGTTGAGGGGAAAACCCCGCTCTTACCCGTGCCATGGCCCAGCAGGAAGGGGGAAAAGCGCAGTTGATACTGATGGATCTATCCTGCCAGCGAAGGCACCTTCTCACGACGGGGCCGGTTATGGCTTCGTCAAGCTGCAAGTCGGGCGTTGATGCCCAGGCACTCCCATAACAGGGCCAAGTCCGGTGAGCGCTTGAACCGGTCATATTCCGCCCCGTCCCATTCTGTTGCTACTTCGTGGAGCCGTTCCTTCGGTATGTTTTCCGTTATAAACTTCACGGTCTCCCTGTCATTCAACAGTACATTTGACACCAGGAACATAGGTATGAAGTCTGCTGTCCCATCCAGGAAATCCTTCACCAACGGAGCGAGCTTGACGGCCTTCTCCTCGTTACTGAGGTGTCCGTAGTGCTTGTGGCACTCGGAAATCAAAGTGGTAATTTGGGGGGTCATGTACTTCGTGGGTTGCTTTTTCATCTCGTGTCCTCCATGTATGCCCTCAAGGGGCGGATCTCCGGGCGCTAGGGCCGGTTACACTGCCAGGGTCTCTGCTTCTGCTTTACTCTTGATTTCCCACTTGTGGGAATATATACTCCCCACCTATTCCCGATGTCAACATAAATTTCCCACTTATGGGAAGAGGAGGAGGAATGGTAAGGGAAAGAGGAAGCGGGGAAACGCCGGAAAGGTTGGTGAAGTTACTCACAGAGGCGAAGAGCCTGTTGGCAATCGCGAAAGAAACGGGGGTGGGAAAGTCAGCACTCAGCCGGTATGCAAAGGGCATAGGCGAGCCAACGACTGCAAGCCTGCAACGACTTGCTGACTATTTCGGCTGTTCCGTAAGTTGGCTCAGAGACGACGATTGCACTGAAGAGAAGGGAACGGTGCAACGATCCTACATCTGCGCCGTATGCGAGAATCCAGTCTCTGCCGCCAGCGAAAGGGAACTAGAGTCTGGGCACACTGAAGTGAGAATAATTCCGTGTGAGGCTTGCTGTAAATGACTGCGGCCCCCTGTGGGGGGCTTCTGAAGTGCACTTTCAGACAAGTGTTACTGTCTAAAAGTTCCCTACTTTGCTTTAAACTTATTAATTGTCTGATAGAATTAGCAGCTCAGTCTTTGATGCACCACCTGTTAGGAGGGTAGCATGGCGGCTAAGCTGTCTCGGAATCCATCGAGTCCAGGTAAACCTTCTCAACAAACGAGTGAAGCCCCCCACTCTCCTTTCTCTGCGCTTACTCCTCAGTTATTCATTCAAAAATGGAAGAGGGCCTCGAATCTGAATGAACGGTCCGCCTCTCAATCCCACTTTAATGACCTCTGCACCCTTATTGCTGAGCCTTCACCCACAGACGCTGATCCACATGGCAGTTGGTACACCTTTGAGAAGGGAGCTACTAAGGTGGGTTCTGGCAAGGGATGGGCGGATGTTTGGAAAAAGGGATGCTTCGCCTGGGAATACAAGGGGAAGCACAAAGATCTGAACGCGGCACTCTCTCAACTCCAGCGTTACGCAATCGCCCTAGACAATCCGCCCTTGCTGGTTGTCTCCGACATGGAAACGATCACCATCCACACCAATTTCAACAACAGCATCCATGAAGAGCATAGGATAGACCTTGACGATCTCGTGCATCCGGGCATCCTCCAGAAGCTGAAGAACCTCTTCTCGGCACCTCAAGAATTTGACCCTCGAATATCTACCTCCAGCATAACAACACAAGCAGCAGAAGCATTTGCCAGTATCGCCCAACACCTACGAAACCAAGGGTACGAGGGGCGTAGGGTCGCTCACTTCATGACCAAGCTCATCTTCTGCATGTTCGCCGAAGATATCAAAATTCTACCCGCGAAGGTATTCACCCATCTTGTGGAGTCAGTGGAGAACCAGCCAGAGAAGTTTGCAGTTAGGTTGAAAAACCTGTTTGCAGCCATGAAGACTGGAGGCGATTACGGATCTGCCGACATTCCCTGGTTCAACGGTGGGCTCTTCGACGACGACGATGCTCTCCCTCTCGATTGTGGTGGGGTCCAGCTAGTTCTATCGGCTGCACAACTCGACTGGAGTCAAATAGAACCTTCGATTTTCGGTACCCTCTTCGAACGCGGACTTGACCCCTCGAAGCGCTCCCAGATCGGAGCACATTACACTGATCCGGAATGTATAAGGCGGATCCTTAATCCCGTTCTTAAGGAACCCCTAGAGGCCGAGTGGGACAAAACGAAACGGGAAATCCATCAGTTGGTGTCCTCATCTATCAAAACGGCAAAGCCTGCAGCGCGAAAGAAGCTTCAGAAGGAAGCTGAAGAACTTTACGAAGGCTTCCTGCGGAGGCTCTGCGGGTTCCGGGTACTCGATGCTGGTTGTGGCAGCGGGAACTTTTTATACCTTGCACTCATAGAATTGAAGAACCTGGAGCACCGGGTCCGCTTGGAAGGGGAAAGTTTCGGCTTTCACAGGAGCTTTTACGAAATCGGCCCCCAAAATGTTAGAGGTATCGAAATCAATGACTATGCAGCTGAGCTGGCAAGGTTGACGATATGGATTGGTGAAATCCAGTGGATGGCCAGAAACGGCTTTGGCATAACCAAAAATCCTGTACTAAGGCGCCTGGAGCAGATCGAAAACCGCGACGCCCTTCTGAACGCCGATGGCACTGAAGCAAAATGGCCCGAGGTCGACTGTATCATTGGCAATCCTCCGTTCTTGGGGAATAAGAAGATGCTCTCGGAATTGGGGCAAAAGTACGTGAGTCAACTGCGGGCTGTCTACAAAGGTCGAGTCCCCGGAGATGCAGACCTCGTTACCTATTGGTTTGAAAAATCCAGGACCGCAATGGAAAACGGAAAGGTTGAACGGGCCGGCCTCGTCGCGACTAACTCCATCAGGGGAGGAACGAACCGGAAAGCCCTTGAGCGGATTTGCTCCGGCGGGCGGATCTTCTCTGCATGGAGTGATGAGCCGTGGGTGATAGAAGGGGCTGCGGTTCGAGTGTCGTTGATTTGCTTCGAAGGTAAAGGGGGCCCAAATCAGGAGAATAATGTTACACCTGTAACGCTGAATGGCCAAAGGGTGACAAAAATTTATTCTGATCTCACACCTCACGAAGAGGGAAAGCTGAACCTCGATATTACGACAGCCAAAGTCTTAGCTGAAAATAAAGGAACATGCTTTATGGGCACGACTAAGGTCGGAGCTTTCGAGGTTCCGGCTGATATGGCCCACCATTGGCTCGGTCTACCTTCTAACCCAAACAGCAAAAGAAATAGTGAAGTCATTCGTCCATGGGCAAATGGAATGGATATAACTCGTCGACCATCGGGCAACTGGATCATCGATTTCGGGTGCCACATGACAGAGAGCGAAGCCGCTCTTTATGAGGCGCCTTTTGAATATGCCCTCGATCATGTTAGACCAACCCGTGAAAACAACAACCGAGAGGTGTACAAACGCCTCTGGTGGAGGCATGCTGAACCGCGACCAGCCCTGCGGCAGGCATTGGCGTCACTACCTCGCTTCATCGTAACACCTCGAGTTGCCAAACACAGAATCTTCGCTTGGTTGGACACGGCGGTACTTCCGGATTCCCGTTTGTATGCTATTTGCCGCGACGATGATACAACATTTGGCATCCTCCATTCGCGCTTTCACGAGATCTGGAGTTTGCGTACGTGCTCATGGCACGGAGTTGGGAACGACCCAACATACAATGCTGCCTCGTGCTTTGAAACGTTCCCCTTCCCGACCGGTCTCTCACCAAATATCCACGCAAGAAATTACGCCAGCGATTCACGTGCACGGAGAATAGCTGCAGCCTCAAAAGAACTTGTTGACCTCCGGGAGGCATGGCTCAATCCCCCAGAACTGGTTACACGAGTACCTGAAGTTGTCTCTGGTTTTCCTGACAGGATTATTCCAGTGAACGAGTGGGCCGCGGGGGAGCTCAAGAAACGGACTCTCACCACTCTCTATAACCGAAAGCCGCAGTGGCTTATACAGGCTCACCGGAAGCTAGATGAAGCCGTTGCGGCAGCATATGGATGGGATGCCGACATAAGTGATGAACTGATCTTGGAATTATTGCTGAAGCTCAACCAGAAGAGGTCTGTAGCTACTGTTGCACGGGTAGCTAAGACAGCTGGACAGGAGGGAGCCCGAAAAAGACCGAGGCAGCAATCCTTTATCTATTCGTATAACGGCAAGAAGAAGCCCCCAAATAATCCGCCTCCGTCACCTCCACATGACCCTCGCCATACAGTAGAATAAGAAACAGAAGATTATGTCCCCCCCCGGAGGGGCATCAATGGCACCAACGACGGAGGGGGCGCAAAGATTCGATCGCAAGGGGAAAGGGATGGAACAAGAGGAATTGCTCACTGCAATTCGGCAAATAGTGCGTGAAGAACTTGCCCGTGCATTGGAAGTACATGAATTCCCTGCTACTGTCCCACGGTCTTCTGCCTTGGACTTGAGAAACATTGCCCTTGTCATGGGCTTAAATATTTTTCCAAAGGATTTTCAAGACCTAATCGGACAGTATAAGGCACATGGAAGCCTGCCCATCTCAATGAAGGAGAGCTTCAAAAGATTTGATGACTGGGGAAAGAGCAAGGAGGGGAGGATTGCGGCCTCGCTATCTCACCGTGCTTATCTGGACATGGTGGCGGAAAAGCGAAGACAGCTTAAACAGGAAGGAAAGTGGCCAGAAAAGAAAAAGATCAAAAGTGAAATGAATAACGCTGCGCTCTAGCCTCTGCCTCTCTGCATGTCTGTAACTGGGGGGGCTATGGCTTTTGCATCCCACTCATGTTAAGAAGGGTTCCACATGGCGCTCAATGCTGAAGACGTTCAGGCGATCCGCCAAATCATCCGCGAGGAGCTGCCCCCTCGAGATCAAAGCGTTAGCGCGTGAGATCGTCAGGGAGGTAGTTGCTGAACAACGGCGCCAGGAATTGGCAGCCTACGAGGCGACCCTCGACTTTGACCAGGTGGCAAAGATCCAGCGTGCAAAGATGCGTGAACACCAGCGAGCCAAGCGTACCGAAAAGGCGGCAGCAAAGGGGCCTAGCAGCAGACAAAAGCGATTGAGTGCCTTGGGGGGGGGACTGTGCTCTCAACAGAAGATTTGAAGTCAATCGAAGTTGTGGTACGCCGCGTTGTTCGTGAGGAGTTGGCCGCGGCAAAGCGTAGCGAGGACCTCATGGGTGATGAGGCATATCTCGTCGTCACAACCACACCCCAAGAGCGCAACCGGATGTTCCACGCCAACAGAAGGGCCGCAAAGGTGGCCACTCAAAAAGGAACCGGCCAACCGCTGGCTCAGATGCCAATTCTTGATCAGATAGCCGCACGAAATAGGGAGATCAAGCTGCAACACCTCGCTGAGAAGCGGGCCAAGCGGGTCACAAAAGAAAAAGGCCGGGTTTCCCCGGCCTTCGATATTGCAATGCCCTGCTAACCTCATGCATGCCTCCGCATCACCTGCAGCACGGTCTCCTCGATGGCATTACGCAGCGCGGAGGAGAGCTTGTTGTTCCCCTCCACCGTCACCGGGACGCTGATGGTGGTTTGCGACGGTTCGGCGGCCGGCTGCTTCGCCATGCCCCTGATCACCTCGGCATACTCTGCCGGGAGGATCATCTCTTTCTGGTGGGTCTGGACCACCGGATTTACACCGGAGGGTATATCGAACCCACCGGCTGCCGAGAGGGTCGGGTTGTATCCGTTCTGTGCCGGCACGCTGCTACCGCTGCCGAACATGCTCCCGAGAGAGCTGAGCCCGAACTGGGCCACCTCCGACAGCGGGCCCATGAGACCCTGCTGCACGGCGATCCGGGCAAGGTCCTTGATCACGGCGTCGGCAAATGAGGCGAAGCTGGCCTTGCCGCTGGTGGTGAAACTGACTAGCGCGTCCTCCATGTTGTTCAGGACGTTGGTGGTAGCGTTGTCGAGCTGTGCGCCGACATTGGATGCGGCCCGGGCGTATTCGTTCAGCGACACCGTCATACCGCCTATGGCCGTGGTGCTCTGCAGGATCTTCTTCTGTTCGAGCAGCTTCTCGTTGATGCCGTTGATGGTCGCCTGCTCCTGCAGCCTCGCCATGACCGCGTCGGCACCGTCGCCCTGGATGGAGTCGTAGATCGACTGCTGGGCGGCGAGCTCCCGGTTGAGCAGATCGATGCGCTGGGCGGCGGCGCCGCCGACGCTCGTTTGGTAGAACCTCTCCGCGGTATCCACAAGTGCGAGCTGGTTGTTGATTTGGGCAATGGTGATGGCGTCCATCTCGCGGGCCGCTTTCGCCTGGTCGATTAACGGGCTGGTCGGGTTGCCACCGAAGCCCATTCTCTCCGCCCCGGTGAGGCTGAATGTCGGCATCTTTGGCTTGGCCAAGGTGAGGGGCTTATCGAGCAGACCAGCCCCAAGACCGGCAAGATCCCAATCATTAACCGACGCTTCGAGGAGTTGATTCTGTTCCCTTAGCGCCGAGTTGATCGCCCTCTGCGCGGTGGCCTGCTCACGTTGCAATTTCAACTTTTCTTCCTGGCGGGCTTTTTCCTTTGCTGCCCTTGCCGCGGCAAGATCCTCAGCATTTGCATTGCCGCCAGTCCCCGCCTTACTCGGTCCGGATGCGGGCGCGCGGTCATACCCCGCGGCAATCTCGGCCAACTGCCCCATTTCTGCCTTGGTTATGTCCTGGATCCTCTTCTTGTACTCGGCAGCTTTTTTGCTGCTGAAGGTGTGACCCAAGAGCCCGCCTGTGTCGTTCCATGCTCCGATCTTGTCCGCGAACGAAGCCCAATAGACGGTGGCCTCCTGGATGGATCGCACCGTCTCCTTGATGGCAGCGCCAAAGATGACAGCCCCGCCCGCACCATTGTCCACCATGGCGCTGCTGACCGAAAGCAGGGACGGCAGCATTTCGTTGGCGAAAGCCAGCGCCGCCCCTTGGGTTATGTCCTTCAGCCGGGTCAAGTTGTCGTTGAACTCCTCGGCCCGCTTTCCAGCTTCTTCATCGATGACAAGCCCAAACCTACGGGCTTCCTCTGTTGCGTCTTTCAGCCCCTTTGCGCCACCGTTCAGCAAGGGGATCATGTCGGCGCCTGCTTTGCCGAACACCTCCATGGAAAGCGCGGTTTTCTCGGCACCGTCCCTCATCCCGGCAAACTTGCCAGCGATGTCAACCATCACATCGTCAGCTTTGCGGAGTTTGCCAGCTGCATCGACCACGGAAACGCCGATCGCCCTGAAGGTCTTGGCTGGTCCCCCGTTCGGGTCCCCAGCCGCATCGTACATGGCCTTGTTCAGCTTACCCATGCCCTTTGCAAGTTGTTCCGTGGATACATCGGCCAGGCCGGCGGCGTAGGCCATCCCCGAAAGTTCCTCGATGTTGACGCCGACCTTTTGAGACATCTTCGACATTTCGTCCTGCAGGTCAACCACACTCTTGACCAACCCACCGAGCGAAGCGGCCCCAGCAAAGCCGACCATCAGGCCGGTAGTTTTGACAATGGCCCGCCCCATAGCATCGAAGTGGCCGGACATCGTCCTGGCCGTGTCCTGCGCGATCTTGTTCGCCTTGCCCATGTCGGCCTGAAAGCGCGCCATGTCAGCGCTCAAACTCAAAACTAGGGACCCCAAATTACCGCTCATTTTGCTGCCTCCTTATCAATCCGTGCCGCGAGGTAATCGCGGATCGCTTCGGTTGCCTTCTCTTTCAGCGTGTCGAATGCGGGCCGCATGAATGGCTGTGCGGGCATCTTTACCGTTCCGAACTCAAGAAATTTCCAATACCAATACCGCCTGGAGACGTACACCCAATACTCGATTGGTACTGTCCGGCTCTTACGCGGCGCCAGGCGGACCTTGATGCCTTTTCGTTTCAGCTCCCCGGGCGCGATCAGCACACGCTCTTTGCCGCGCTTCTTCCCCAGCCAATGGGCCTCGGAACTGACAGGGCAGCGTTGCCGCGCTTCCTTCTGGATCACCACAGCGCCCGCGCGCAGGGCACCCGACATGATGTTTTTTGCCACTTGGTCCGTGAACTGCTCTAGCCGCTTCTCTAGTTCGGAAAGCCCAGTGACTGTGACGGATGATGTCTTGATGTCAGGCATCCCTTTCTCCTAACCTAGGGCTACTCATTGCCCAGACGTACAGTCTCAGGCACCAGCAGATTAGGGTGTTGGCCAAGGTGCTTTACTTCTTCCTTTGTCAAACAGCCATGTCGTTGGAGGTAATCCGCCTGGCTCTCAAAAATCGGAGGATCCGCCGGGTCTATTGGCTGCCCCGCGAACCGATCAGAATAAGCCTTCGTCTCCATGGCACCAATCCATGGTGAAGGTATCCCCAAGAAGAAGCGCGGGACGACGTTCAGGCACTCATACCGAGGCGTGCCTATCCCGCCGATCCGGCGCCTGAAGGCCTGGAGAGCAAAAAACTCCGTCCCGTCACAACCGGGGACGAGCTCCTTCGGTGCGTCGTACAGCCACCACAAGCTCGGGCGAGTGCACGGCGAGGTCCTGGCCCATTCCTCCAAAACCTCCCGCTTGTGAGCGTCCCATAGCGCTTTTTTCTCATCTTTCGTCATGAAACGAAGCCATACGCGCGCCGAAAGAGGCCGATCATGGAGCAGGTTCAGCTGGTCGGGAGTCAGGGCACTCTCGCGCCGGCTCCGGGGAGTCCGTTTCCTGTTCGTCGCCATGCCGCTACCTCCCCGCCGGCCGGCCCGGTCGTTCCTGGAGCGGCTCAAGGTCCAGGTTCAGCGCCTTGAGCGCGGCCAGCATCGCCGCCCTGGAATCTCTTTCCACCGTGGTCAAAGGGTGGGCCTTCGGCTGGCCGAACCGATCTTTAACGGTCAAGCCTTCTTTCGCTATTACCGCCTGCGCGTCCCTCATCCGGTCAAAGGCCTCCGCGGCGGTCTGGAGAATTAGTAGTCCTGCCTCGTCCTCAATCCCGTATTCCTTGAGCAACCTAGACCAAAGCGATTTGGCCTCCTTGCCCAGGTGTTTCGGGGTCTTCGTTCCCATGTTTCACCTCGGAATTTTTTAAAGCAGAATCTTCGTTTAATAGAAATGGAGGCTAGCGCTCGTTGAAACTATGAAATATTTTAAAGATTTAAGCCCCCCCCAAGGGGAGACTGTCACTTCCTCCAGTGGTGGTTTCTGTCGGTCGGGAGCCCGTCAACGCCGCAGGCCTTGCTCACCTTGCCCTTTGCTGTTGGGTTACCAAAGGCTCCGTCACAGGTCGCAGTTTTCACAGCATGACAGCGGGTGCACAACCCTTGCAAGTTGTCGTAGTCGTAGAACAGGGTCAGATCCCCTTTGTGCGGCACGATGTGGTCACAGACCGTAGCCAGCACGAGTCGCCCTTGCTTCTCGCACTCGGCGCACAGCGGGTCCTCTCTGAGCTTCCTGGCCCGGATCTTCTTCCACTCAGTCGAGTAGAGGTGTAGGTGCGCGTTGTCCCGCCTTGACTGGCTTTGTAGGCGCTGCTGCACCCGGTGCTTCTCGCACCGCCCAGAATCCACCAGTTCGGGGCAACCAGGGTGAGTGCATGGGCGCTTAGGTTTGATCGGTGACATCGGCCCCTCCTTCCGGCTTGATATGGTGCGTCTCAGTATCCTTCATTATGTTCCACCGAAGATCTTGCTCGGCATCCTCTAGCATCGTGACTAAGTCGCCATCGCTTATGCTCGCCTCACAGAAGACCTGCACAATCACCACCCCTCGGCGTTTTGTTTCGACTCGTAGCTGCATTTGTCTTCTCTCCTATCCTTATACACCTTCGAACTTCTGATACTCTCCAAGCCAGCAGGCGGGGATGCTCACATTGCGCTCACCGGCCCTCTGCTTCTCGATTATGAGTTCGGCCTTTGCCTGGTGCTCCCGATAGTTGTGCTGGCCATCGTCAACCCGATCCTTGCACTTCTGGCAGTAGACCGCCGGCCGGTATGGGAAGATGATCACGTCCGCGTCCTGCTCGATTTCCCCCGAGTCCCTAAGATCGCTCATCATCGGCCGCTTATCGTTTCTCTTCTCAACCTCGCGGCTAAGCTGTGAAAGGACGACCACGGGAATGTCCAACTCCCGGGCAAGCTGCTTGAACCCTCGGCTGATCTCACCGAGCCCCTGCACCCGGTTGTCTTTCGGGTTCGACACGGACATCAGCTGCAGGTAGTCAACCACGACCAGGTCAAGTCCTTCCTTCTTCTGCCGGCGAGCCTTGGCCCTCAGATCCCGCAGGGAGATCGCCGGAGTGTCATCGATCGCCAGCCGCCAGCCGTGAATTTCGCTCATTGCCTTGGTGAGGTACGACCACTCGATTTCTTTGAGTTGTCCAGTTCGGATGCTCTGGTACTTGATTCCGTGGCCGGCTGCCATCCGGTCAATGATGTCCCCGCGGCTCATCTCCAGGGTGAACAGTAGCGCCGACTTCCCAGAGGCTCCGGCGTTGGCCAAGACGTTGCCGGCAAAGGCCGACTTCCCCATCGACGGCCGCCCTCCAATGACGATAAATTCGCCCGGGTGCATCCCAGAGGTGGCTTTGTCCAGGTCTTTCAGGCCATAAGGCAGCCCCTGAACGGTGCCTCTAGTCTCATGCCGCCTCTCGACGCGCTTGATCGCTTCCCTGACTGCCTGCTCCATGCCGACAGCGGCGCTGCTCTCCTTGCCTATTGCCGGCTGGACGGCACGCTCGAGCTTTGCAACGGCCTCTTCCATCTCGCCGCCGCGGTAAATGATCTGGATCGCCTCTTGTGCATCTGACACCAGCCGGCGTTGCAAAGCCCGTTGCGCCACTATGCGGCAGTAGTAGAGGGTGTTCGCGGCCATCGGCACAAAGTCGACAAGGATGGCAAGGTATGCTGCACCTCCAACCTGCTCAAGAGAACCGGCGTTCTTGAGCTCGGTTGAGGTGGTGATCAGGTCAATGGGCTCGTTCCGATTGCTTAGCCGGGACATCGCCAGGAAGATCAGACGGTGAGACTCACGATAGAAGTCGTTGACCTCGATCGCGCCATGGACGGCGTCGATTATCTCGTTGTCTACGAAGATCCCCCCGAGGATTGACATCTCCGCTTCTATGGCTTGAAGTGGCAGCTGCT